CACCACCTTGGCCGCCGCCCTGCTGTGCCAGGCCGATCACATTTCCCCTTCCCATGCCCTCAGCACATCCCTCTGCGCTTGACCTCCTCACTTGGCGACGCTAAACAGGTACCTCACGAGCGTAGTGAGAGATTTGCCTGTGGGCAGCGCCCTCGTACTGGGGGTCGGCGATAAGATGCCCTTTGTGTCTCGGCCCTTGCCAACAGCACCGGAGAGTGGTGAGAAGGTAACTGAGTTGCTTCTTGACGGGCAGCAGCGACTTACAGCATTGTGGAGGGCACTCCACGGCAATTACGAGGATAAGAGCTACTTCGTGAGATGCGACAGCGGCGAGCCTGAAGAGGTCGAGGCCGTCACGCGATGGGAGCGGAATGGTAAGACCTATCCGATGTGGGCTGACGAGGCGGAAGAGTGTTGGCGACGGGGGCTTGTGCCTTTTTGCTTGCTCGACCCTGATGATGAGACGAGGTACCAGGAGTGGGCCGATGTGGCTGGTCGGGGAGACGATGCACTGGCCCGGAAGATAGAGAGGACTATTTCGCGTTTGCGAAGTACAGTGTCATCGTACAACTTGCCTTTCCTCTACCTCGAGACTGGCACTCCCCCTGATGTAGCGATAGAGGTGTTCATCAAGCTGAACACCACGGTCGTGCCCTTAACTGCCTTTGACATCGTCGTGGCGCAAACGGAGGCCGCCACCGGCGAGCCGCTCCACGACATGGTTGATTCACTGAAAGCTTCCGCGCCGGGAGTGGATCGATATGGCGATCCCGAAGACCTCGTGCTGTCCGTTGCTGCATTGCTCCAAGACAAGACGCCCAGTCAGCGCGGGTACCTTAGCCTTGACATGGATCGATTCGTCGAAGACTGGCCACGGATTGTCGAGGGGGCTAACAAACTGGTTGAATTCCTGGAGCAAGAACGGGTGCTGGACAGAGACAGGCTTCCAACAGAGAGCGTTTTGCCCCCGTTAGCCGCGCTTTGGGCCGAAGCTCCGATACTGCCAGACGACCTCGGCAACCTACGCGTCTTGCTTCGGAAGTACATGTGGTCGTCCTTCTTCTCTGAGCGTTACGACCGCGCTGTTTCCACTGGGGTTCAGCAAGACTATAGAGCTCTCCGCCAGGTGATCCAAGGCGCTGCAGATGAGTCGAAGGTTCCATGCTTGGACCGGGAGCAGTATCCCTTGCCCACCGAGGAAGTTTTGGTACGGGCTCGGTGGCCACGCTACAAGGACAGACTTGCGCGGGCCATTCTCGCTCTGTCGTTACGCTGTGGCGCTGAAGACCTGGCAGAAGGCGTATCTGCTACGCCGGCCAACATCGGGCAACGAGAATATCACCACGTCTTTCCCGTCGCCTATATGGCTGAGCTCGGAAGTGACGAGGAGGCGGTACAAAGAGCGCTGAACTGCATACTCATAACCTGGAAGCTCAACCGGAAGATCGGCGCAAAGGAACCACTTCAGTATTTGGTAGAACGGGCTGATGCCAGCTCCTTGGGCGAGGCCGAAATCAGGCGGCGACTTAAGTCGCATCTGGTCGAGTACGACTGGTTGGCGGCAGGCGACTACGAAGCGTATCTAAGGGGACGCGCCGAGCTAGTGTATCAGGGAATGACTGCTGTGTGCTCAGGACAGAACTGGTCCATCTGATTTACACACAGTTTAGAGCAAGACGTTCAAGATAGGCCTTGCGACAAGGAGTAGGCCGGGTACGATAGGGTAAAAGGGAACATCGGGCGACAGGCTGGCGGCTGATCACCGCCTGACCTGTGGAGCCAAGAAAGCAACGAGCCGCATGGGGCCATGCACCTTTGCGGCTCTTTCTTTTTGGCGAATCGCCCGACGGAAACAAGCGGAGCCCTTCGACGGGGCTCAGGACAGGAGCATCCGATGGGTGATGAGCTGAAAGAGGCTATCGAGAAGAACGCTCAGGGGCCGAAGAGCGCCAAGGGCGACATTGGCCAGGTGGAGCAACACGCGCTCAAGGACCAGATTGAGGCCGACCGCTACCTGGCTTCACGGGAGGCGCGGTCGAGGCCCCACAAGGCGCTGCGATTCGCGAAGCTCTCGCCGCCAGGACCGTAACGGCAGGCTTGAGGCGTGAGGCTTGAGGCACGGCAACGGCTGACAAAAGGGGAGCAAACAGGATGCTGGGGTGGCTGAAAAGGCTGACGGGCAGGAACGCCAATGCAGAGAACACCGCCTCCCTGCATGAGGTCGCTCTCGCTCGGCGTTATCTCGCCCTGGTGCGGTCGGGGGCGCTCAGAGCGCGCTACGACGCCGCCGTCACCACCGAGGACAACCGCCGCCACTGGGCGCATGCGGATGCGCTCAGTGCAGACGCGGCGGCAAGCGCCGACGTTCGCCGCATCCTCCGCAACCGCGCCCGCTACGAGGTCGCCAACAACTCCTACGCACGCGGCATCGTGTTGACTCTTGCGAATGACACCGTCGGCACGGGTCCGTGCCTTCAGCTCCTCACGGACAGCGAGGCCATCAACCGTCAGGTCGAGAAAGAATTCGACCTCTGGGCGCAGGAGGTGGGTCTGGCCGAGAAGCTCCGCACCATGCGCATGGCCCGCGCCCAGGACGGAGAGGCTTTCGCGATCCTCGCCAATAACCCCGCCCTTGAGCATCCAGTCAAGCTCGACCTGCGGCTGATCGAGGCCGACCAGGTAACGGCAGGCTTGAGGTACGGCAACGGCCATGCGTACGAGGTGGATGGAATCATTCTGGACAGGCTCGGGAATCCCGTGGCGTATCGCGTCCTCAAGAACCACCGGATGGAATCATTCTGGACAGGCTCGGGAATCCCGTGGCGTATCGCGTCCTCAAGAACCACCCCGGCGGGAACGGATGGGCGTTCTCGCAAGACTTCATGACGATCCCGGCGGCGGACATGATCCACGTCTTTCGGCAGGAGCGGCCCGGTCAGCACCGGGGCGTGCCGGAGATCACCCCGGCGCTGCCGCTCTTTGCGCAGCTACGTCGGTACACGCTGGCCGTCTTGAGCGCTGCGGAGACGGCGGCGGACCTGGCCGGCATCCTCTACACCGACACCCCGCCCGGCGCGGAGACCGAGGACATCGAGCCGCTTGACACCATCGAGCTTGAGCGCGGGATGCTCATGACCATGCCGGGCGGTTGGAAGATGGGGCAGGTGCAGGCGCAGCAGCCCTCGACGACCTATGCGGAGTTCAAGAAGGAGATCCTGAACGAGATCGCCAGGTGCCTCAGTATGCCCTACAACGTCGCCGCCGGGAATTCCAGCGGCTACAACTACGCCTCCGGCCGCCTCGACCACCAGACCTACTTCAAGAGCATCCGCGTCGACCAAGCCTTCATGGCCTCGAAGGTGCTCGACCGCATCCTGGCGGCCTGGCTGTGGGAGTACGCACTGACGGCAGACTTGGGGCTTGAGGGGCGAGGCTTGAGGTGCGGCCTTTACTCAGGCCTCAAGTCCCAGGCCTCACGCCTGCCTTCCCACCAGTGGTTCTGGGACGGGATGGAGCACGTGGACCCGGCGAAGGAGGCGAAGGCCCAGGAGACGCGCCTGAAGAACCACGCCACAACGCTCGCACATGAGTACGCCCGGCAGGGCAAGGACTGGGAGGCCGAGCTGAGGCAGCGGGCAAGGGAAGCGGCGTTGATGAGAGAGCTGGGCCTTTCGACGGCCCAGGCCGCGCCGATGCAGGAGCCTGCTGAGCAGGGAGAATTCGAAGATCGAGTGGAGAAGCTTGAATATGCCTTTTCCCCGTGAGCATGCGGCTCGCCTGAGGGCCCCGGATCGATACGAGAGGTTCCGGCGCGAGAACGACAAGTTCGGCGCGGGCATCCACGCCATCTGGGGAATCACGGAGGACGACAAGGCCGAGCTACAGTCCATCCGGTTCGACGCAGACAAGTTCACGGTGGCCGAGGCAAAGGCCTGGCTCAAGAAACACGGCCACAAGCCGATCCTGTTGGCACGAGGCGCAATGGATGAGGAGTTCATTCTGATCGAAGCGGCGTCGGACGAGGGTGCGAACCCCAAGGTCATGGGCGTCGCGTACACGGGCGGGAAGATGAAGCTGCCCGGTTGGCGGCATCCAGTAGTGGTGGACCTGGCCGGCCTGGAGATACCGGAGACCGTGCCGCTCCTCACCAACCACGAGAACCGCACGGGCAGCCGGGTGGGCCTGGTCCGGGCGCGCGTAGAAGACGACTCGCTCGTCATAGAGGGCGAGATTCTCTCTTCGAGCGGACAGGCGAGGGGAATCCTTGAGCAGGCGCGGGCCGGGGCCGACTGGCAGCTCTCGATCGGCGCCGAGGTGCAGGAGGCGGAGCTGGTTCGGGGCGAGCGCGAGATAAACGGGCAGGTCCAGAGTGGGCCTTTCTACCACGTGAAGAAAGCGATCCTGCGGGAGGTCTCGGTCGTTGCAGTCGGGGCCGACCTTTCTACCCGCATGAAAGTCGCCGCACATTTCAACCTGTACGGAGGTGAGAAGATGGACTTCGAAAAGTGGCTTGAGGAGCACGGTATCGAGGCCGACGCCGTGACCGAGGAGCAAATGAAGGAACTGAAGGCGGCGTTCGAGAACGGGGACGATCCGCCTGCACTCGAACCTGAGCCGATCCGCCTGCACTCGAACCTGAGCCGAAGCCCGACTCGGAGAAGCCCGCTGGCAAGCCGGAGCCCCAGAAGGTACGGGCCTCGGCCGAGAAGGCCAATGCCGCCGTGCAGGCCGTGGCCGATGCCCGCGAGCAGGCCGAGGCTGCCATCCGCACCGAGCGCGAGCGGGTGGCGGCCATACAGGAGATCTGCGCGGGCGAGTTCCCGGCCGTCGAGCGCGATGCGATCAAGCTGGGCTGGAGCGTCGAGGAGACGAGCCAGAAGGTGCTCAAGGCCATGCGCGAGGGCCGTCCGCAGGCGGACGTG